GCGGTCCCTTCGCCGGCAGCGGACGGCCTCTCGACACCGTGTCGAGCAATTGCCCCCACAGCGAAAGCATGTCGACCTGATCATCGTTGCGCCCGGCCGGGAAGCTCAGCATCTCCGCGCGCAGGAGGCCGAACCACGGCGCGCGCCGCGCAATGTGCAGCCCGTGGCTTGCGATGTAGCCGCGGAACGACTGCGCCCTCACGGCCTTGTCGCCGCGCGTCGGAAAGCTCGAGCGCGCGACGTAGGTCCGGCGCTCACGCATGCGCCGCTCAAGGAAAGGTCCGACACCAGATGTGATCTGCCCCTTTTCAAATGCCCAGCCGATTGGCTTCCACTTCTTCACGAGATCGCAGAAGCTCTCCACCCACACGTCACTCGATGCTTGTTTGCGCCACAGATCGAGCAGATAAGGCTTGCCCTCGGGGTCGACACCCAGCACGCCGTGGCAGGTGAAGTCGCCCTTGTCGGCACTGACAGCAAAATCACTGGCGCCGTAAACGTGCAGCGTTTCCGGGTCAGGCGCCGCAGCCTCATCGTAAGTCTTGAGCCAGTCGCTTTTGAAGTATTCGCCGTCCGGCGGACTGGGCTGCTGTTGGAACAACGCGCTCCACATCATCGGACTTGCCTCGTGCTGCCGCTCGCGCAGGAAGCGGCCGTAGTCGTAGCCTTCAGGCTCGTCCCAGAGATATTCGCCGGGCTTGCGACCGACAGGATCGTCCTCGCCGGCAATCGCCGGGATGTCGATCACCTTGCCCCGCACATGCCCGGCCTGGATCTGCGCAATGACACGGCCGGCCACATCAAGCTCGTGCCAGCGCGTGTTCATCATGATCCGCTTCGCTTTCGGCTTCAGCCGCGGACCGAAGTCGTCGACATACCAGTCCCATCTTTTTTGCCTGACCGTGTCGGACCAAGCGTCTTCTCTGTTGCCAAACAGATCGTCGCACAGCCCCAAATCCGCACGAAAACCGCTGATGCCCTTGCCGGCGCCAACCGCGTAATACTCGCCGCCCTCGTTCAACGCGAACTGATCAGCAGCACCTGACGTCGGCGACATGCCGATGCCCAGCACGTCGGCCTCGTTGATGATGTCGTTTCGGACACGACGCCCCCAGCGGTGCGCGAAGTCGTCCGAGTGGGTCGCAAACAGGATGTTGTTTTCCGGGAAATTGGCGAAGTACCAGCTCGGAAACAGCGCGCTGATGTAGGTCGACTTCGCACAGCCGGGAGGAGCATGCAGCAGCAGAACGTCATGCTCGTCACTGATGATGAACCGCTCAAGCTCCTTCATGATCAGCAGATGATGCGCCGCAGGCTCAAAACCCTTGTACCTGGCCCAGGCTGCCATGCTGCGGCGAACCTGGCGCCGCTCGTGCACGTCAAGCAAACGACGCTCCAGTGCCTCCAGCGTGTCAGGCGTGAGTGCATCAGTTGTCATATTTTACTCGCGCCCTTTCCTCGCGAACTGCCTTCAGCGCATCCAGCACGTCGTCGTCGCTCAGGGTGTCGAGAACGTCACCCTCCGACATGATCAATTCCCGCGGGACGATGCTGGCGATGACCCTGAGAAAGACGTCGGGCTTCTCGTGAAAAACAATCCTGAGAGCCTCTTTGCCGTGCTCCTTCCAAGCCTCGATGGCGTCGCTCAGGAAAGCGCTCGACAACTTGTTCCTCGAGCCCGCCACCCTGCCACCCGAGCCCTTCTTGAGCTGGCCAAGCGCATCACGCTGATAGGTGGAGGGAACGCCCTTGATCGGATCGGTCATGTCAGTGCCTGAATATGTCGTTGAGAGGCGTCGGCCCGGCATAGCTAGGACCATGCCGCTGGCCGACGTTGCGGCGGCTCGCAAGGTTTGACGGAAAGGTCATCTGCTGCTGTGGTGCTTGCTGCTGCGGCGGCTGCCACGCGCCAAGCTGGTGAAGGATCTGCGCCGCAGTGCCAATCGGGTCCTGGCTGCCCTGCACCGCCTGCACAAACTGTTGCGCCACAGGATGGCCTGACTGCACCAGCTCGAGCGAGCGCCGGTCCAACTCGTCATAGGCAGCCTTGCCATGCTCGGAGACGAAGTCGATCCTGCTCGCCGCCACCGTCGCGCGCCGCTCAGCAGCGGCGACCTCCGCCCCATGCCGGTTAAGCTCCGCGACCTGCCGGTCAAACTGCGAGTTATCCGGCTGTGGCTGCGCCTCCTTGCCCTTCGAGGCCAGCACGTCCCCGATCGGCGTGCCCTTGAACTCCAGCAGCCCAAGGCTGTCGACATAGGCGCGGATGGCGCCCACAGGGTCAGGGTGATTGAACGCATGGTTCTTTACGAAGTCCTGGACTTCGTGCTGCTGCTCGGCACTCAGCCGCTTCAGCCCGGCGTTGATCTTGTCTTCGTCCGCCTTGTGCCTGCCCTCGCTCTGTTTCCAGTGCAGCACCACAGGGTCTTGAGCGGTGTCGTCCACTGCCGCCAGCCGCTCCTCGACCTGCGTCTCCTCAAAACCCCACTTCGCATTGTCGAACCGGTCGAGCTCAGCCCGCAACTCCTCGACCTGCTTGTCAGCCTTCTGCCGGCGCTCCCTCTCGCGCTTGAGAGCCACCAGTGGCACCCGTGGCGCGTCGAGGCCGCCAATGTCGGACTCGCCGACCTCCTGCGCGGGGGCATCCGTCGCAGGGGTGTCAAGGATGTCGTCTAACGGAGTTTGGGTCGCTTCCGTTGTGCCGGTATCAATCGTCTGGTCCTGGTCTAGCTCGGCCATCTAGGCGGCTTCCCTGGAACGCTGGAGTGCCTTGCCGCTCTCCTGCCGCCGCACCAGCTCCTCCGGTGAGTACTCGGCACGCTTCCGGATCCCGACGATGTCGCGGATTTCCTCAGCCTCGCCTTCGGTCGGCAGTCGATGCAGGCGAAAGCAGCCCTCGGTGTCGCCGTCCTGGGTCAGCTCGGCAAACGCCAGCCGTTTCTTGACCCACGTCCATGCTTGCTTCGACATCTCCGATGGCGGGACGACTGTTAGCTGCCACGTCGCGTTATCGCCCCAAGTGGCGCAATACCCCCGGCTTCCCTGTAAGACCCATAAACCGCTCAAGTCTCGCCTCATTGTCGAGGGAGAGGCATTCAGGGCTTCAAGCAGGCGCTCGAGCTGCGCTTTGTCCTGACTACCCTCGACGGCGGTGCGATAGGTGTCAGCCATGGTCAGGCGGCCTCGTGCTGAGAGGGCTGCGCGGGCTGCTCTTCCCTGTCGAGCTTCAGGCGAGCAAGGCTCGACAGTTCGATGCCAGCGTGCTCGGCCTCCTGCTCGAGCCGCGCGCGAACGGAAGGCTTAACGCGAATTACGATCTGGTCCGACATTCTCTCTTCCATCGCAAACCACCTCTGCGGTTGATCTGCGAGAAAGTCTAAGCGCCACTGCAATGCATGGAAACGGCTTGGTAGTTCGCCAACGTTCGCGCGGTGAGTTTTTTGCGCTTCTGTTCGTGAGACCAAGCGTTGGAAATAGAAAAGCGATTACTTTTGAGTTGGTTGTTTGCTTTTCTCGCTCGTCGATTTGTCTTTGGGAAGCGGCTTGGAAGGTTTCAGCTGCCAAATGAAGCCGCCAGGATAAGTTCGGCCGACTTTGTCGGCGACGGCTGCAGCGGCACAACTAACGCTGAAATAGCGCCTGATGGGCGTTTTTCCCGTCAAGCGCGGGTAGCTCCAGCGAATGAGATCGCCGGTCGTCAATCGAGCGTCGGGATTTGCGATGAAAGCTCGCCTGACGCGGCGCTGAGTTGGTCCCAATCCTGGCATTTCTACATAGCTCGTTTGCCGGAACCTTTTACAGAACGGTTTGCGGCTTGCGGGCGATCGTGGGTAAAATAGGCGGTACGGTGTCGTTCTGCCCATTCCTCGCGTGAGGGCCAATCAGAACTCGTCATCCTGCTCCTCCTTCCTGATTGGAACGGTTTCGACCGTGTCCGGCGTGTTGGTTGGCGCCATGGGGGTGGTATTGCGGTGTTCGATCATGGGGACAGCGGCGGGAGGCTTGTCGCCCCCTGGGATCAGGCATTCGAGGAAGCCGCTAGGGATAGTAAGACTGGTGTCTGTATCGAAGCGCACACGGACCATCCCAGCATCGAGCGGCGCGGTAACGGTACCGGGACCGAGCCTATGATGACGAACACGGGCGCCAACCACGAATTGCTGTAACTCTGCCGCCTTGCGTTCTTCGGCGCCTTGTTTCCTGGCCAGCCTGGCCTCTTCGGCGACCTTTGCCTTGGCGATTTGTTCGGGGAGCAGTGTGTGCCATTCCTCAAGAACGAAGACCCCCGCCCAGCGTTTGTCCCAGAGTTCCTGCTGTTTTTCGAATTCCTCGATGACTTCCGAGATCGTGGGCATGAATTTTTTTGTTTTGCGCAGTTCTCGACAGGTGCTTTCCAGTTCGACGAAGCTTGGTTCGAGCGCCATGACGTCTTCGATCAGGAGGCGCGCGAAGATTTCTGGTTCGGGAATTTTTGCTGACGGGAAGCTACCCAAGAGGATGGTGATCATCCTGGCGACTTCGCTATAGACAGGGCGGTTTTCTTCGGGATCGACCAGCCAGCTGGCGGGGTGGCATTCTTCCCATTCCTTTTGCATGTCCTTGAACGTGTCGCTTATCCGTTCAATTCTCTTCTGGACCCTTTCCGCCCACTCGATGATCTCATGGCGGTTATAGTCGCTGGATTTCTCTAGTTTATCGTTCACTTTCCACGCCTGTTCGACGAGGGAGTGGCGCCGGTCCAGCGTCTCCGCCAGTTTTGTGAGTTTCTGCTGGGAAGGCCACGGCGGCGGAAGGTTTGTGACCGCCGCCGTTTTAATGGGGGCGGGCAGCTTGTCCTTGGGAATTGTCATCGTCCGTTCCTTTCTGCTTCGCGTGCCTGGCGCGCCAGGTTTGCGGCGAATTGTGCGGCGCTGGGTCTGTGATGGTTGCCGTTCATTTGGGTCGGGGGGTCGTTTTGCCATGCGCCATTGTCCAGCCATTCCTCCAGCTTGGGCAGGAAGCGAGGCTCTTTCGCTTTCGCCTCCACCCAATGCCGCGCGCTGTTGATGATCTTTTCGGGAGAGGCGGCGCCATTGGCGATGACGCGCAGGAAGGCTGCTCGCGCCTTGTCCTTGTTGACGCCGTGCGGCTTCACGCTCCAGAGCTGGAGCAATTCCTGTAATTCTTCTTCCCTTGCCAGCGCGCCGTCAGGCGCGCGCTGGCTGGGAGGTTTCCCCCTCTCACCCCTCGCGCCGGAGGCGCGAGTGGTTCTAAGTAGTTCGTGTGCAGACGTCTGCACGCCTGACGACGTATCTTGCACCCCTGCCGTGCAGACGTCTGCACTGGTACGGGGTGCAGACGTCTGCACTCCTTCAAAATCAAAACTGTAACGATTAGTACAGTTTGACCCTCCTCCTTGTGTGCTGTTGACGGCGACCCAGCCGGCGGCCTTAAGTTCTGCAATTGCGGAAAAGGCCGTGCGGCGGCTACATCCGGCGGCTTTGGCGATGGCGGGAAGGCTCGGATTGCAGCGGTCGTTTTTGGCGTTGTGGAACGTGAGCAGCAGTTCTGTAGCGATGGTCTTCGCGGCAAACGAAAGTATTTTGTCGCCCACCAGGCGGCGCCGGAAATCGAACTTCTGTTTGGGGGTGCGCTTGCGGGGTTTCTTCATGCGGCGCCTCGGGGCGTTGCCGGCAGCGCATCGATGACGGCGCCCACGATCGACGACGGCGCCCCGTTGCCGTTGCGGGTGACGGCGTGGCGGATGGTCTCGAGGGGTGCACCGTGCTGCAGGGCGAGACTGATCACCACCGCGGCGTCCCTTGCGATCGCCTCGACGTCGCCGCCGGTCTTGCGGGCGTCGACGAAGACTTCGCCGGGCGTGCCGTCGGGGTAGAACCCGACCGTGACGGCGAACGGCTGGTTCCAGTGCACGACCGTGAACGTCTCGGCGGGTCGGCGCTGGGGAAGGGGTCGGCGGATCATGGCTGCCTGCTTTTCGCTTTGCAGTCGTGCGCGTCGAGCCGCCTTTTGATTTCCAACTCGATACGGTGCGAGGCCTTGAGGAGCGCCAGGGAAATGTCGCGAAGGTTGCCTGCGTTGAGTTGGCTGAAGGCCGGGCCGCAGGCGTAGCCGGCAATTCCGGCGATCTCGCTGATCAGCACGGCTTTCGCGCGGCGCGCGGCGTCAGTGGTGGGTCGCATGGCTGCCCTCCACGAAGCCGGCGAGGATGTCGAAGATGCGGTGCGCCATCCTCTCGTCGAAGTCGGTGTCTGCGTCCTTCCGGTTCGCAGTGAGCAGGCTAATCCTCCGTCCCGGCTCCGGGGTCCAGATCGCCACGAACCAGTCATGCCCCTGCGGCAGCGTCGGCAAGCCGCCGTTGAGTTGATTCTCGCGAACCTCGATCGGACTGGCGCGCCGGACCCTGTATCGACGCTCCGGGTGTTTCCTGAAGAACCGGTCGTCGTCCGCGACGGTGCGCTTGCGATCGCCGGCGTCGCTCATTGGCCGATCCCGTGAAGGCGGAAGCGCTCGATTTCTTCGACCGTGATACCGGTGCGACGCAGCGCGAGTTTTATCGCGCGAATTTTCCCCTCTTTGACGAGTTTAAAGAGAGTGGTCCGGCCAACGCCAAGCACATGTGCCGCTTGTGGAATGCTGTAGACGAGGCGTTTGGGCGAGGGAGAGACGCTTTGCATGCCATGCTCCTTTCGGGGTTGCATGGCATGCACTTTCTACTTGTTCTGACCCATGTCAGCGGTGATTATTCGGATACCGGAGCCCCGAAAGCGTTCGATGAACCGGTCTACCTCTTCGACCTTGATTTTGTGAAAGAAGTCCCGCAGCAACTTTCTGCCCCCGTCATGCGGCGGTTCAAGCGGTTCATCCGGTTCAAGCGGTGCATACTGGAGCTTGGCCTCTTTGTGGTAGATGTCCTTAAACCTTTCGAAGTCGTGCCCCCATTTTTCGCTGGCATGCTCCAGAGCCTGTTCAAGACTGAGTCCGGACCCCACGTAAGCTTCGACCGATACCATCATCGCGACAAGACGCTGCTCTGGTATCCGCGACCGGCCACGGCCTTTTGCGGCGTTGCTCAATGCTTTGCGGGGGCGAGCGCGCCGCAGCGTCTCAGAGGCGGCAATCTTCAGATTGACGGGTATTCCGCGCACAATCGAACGAGCCTCGACAGCGCCAAGAAGCTCTATGAGCGTGGCGCGAAATCCGTTCCACTCCTCCGGATATAATTTGCGCCTGACAGACCAGTGGCTGTCGCGCGCAAACTTTTTGTCCTTGTCCCCTCTTTTGAGGGCCGCGCGCTTGGCAATGTCGGCTTTGATTTCCGCTTCCGGGCGCGGATTGCCGTCCTGATCGTATCGGCTCACGATCTTGCGCATACTTGGCGGAAGCTTGGGGATATCGGTCATGCCACACCCCCAACAGCCCGCTTCAGCGTCGTGACGTTGCCACCTGCCGCCCGCGCCAGCAGGATCCGCACATGGTTACCCCACAGGATCATCGCGGCGCGCTTTTCTTCGGTGTAGGCCGACCTGTTGTAAACGCCGCTCACGCCTGCTCGGAAGCCGCTGACGTGGTTCAAAATCGCCTCAACAACGTGCGGCGCAACGCCGAGATCGCTCATCCGGGTCGCCACCGTACGGCGAAGATCATGGACAACCCAGCCGGTGACGCCACTGGCCTTGTCCAGCTTTTTCTTGCGCGAGCTGAAGCCGACGAAGCCGTTGGCGCCTTCGCCGAAGACAAATTCGCGGTCCTGACGCTGGTGCTGTTCGTTAAGGAGCGCCATCGCCTGTGGCGACAATGGCACAACGTGTGCCCGGCCGTTCTTGGTGCGCTCCCGTGGAAGGCAAATCGCGCCATCCACGATCTCGGCCCAGCGAAGGCCGCCAATCTCCTCGCGACGTTGTCCGGTCAGCAACAGCAATCTGATGATCCTGCCATAGTCGTTGGCCGGCGCAGCGTCCCACACCGCGACAAGCTCGTCGTCGGTCAGGACGCGCTCGCGGCCCATGCCTTCGGATGACTTGTTGGTGTTGATCACCGGGTTAGCCTCGATGACGCCCTCGCCGATACACCAGCCAAAAAAAGCGCTCAGCGTGGAGCGGCCGCGATTGGCGGAAACCGCGCCGCGCTCTTTGGCAACGGTCCGCAGCTCGGCGGCAATGGTTGCCCGGTTGATCCTGTGCAGCGGCAGCCCGCGCAGCGACACGAAGTAGGTCTGCAGGTGGTGCCTGCACTGCACGAGACTACGCGGCCGCAGATCCTTGGCCCGGAACTCGAGATACTCATCCGCCAAGACGCCGAATAGCTGTCTGTCATCGACGCGGGCCTGAGCCTTGCGGGCGATCGGGTCGATGTTGTTGTCGATGTCGACCAGCAGCTTGCGGGCCTTCTTGCGCGCCTCGTCGAGCGAGTAGACGCCGACCTTGCCGACCGTGCTGCGGCGCTGGACCTGCCCCTGCCTCCACTGGATCAGGAAGGTCCGGGAGCCGCCCTCGCGAACCCTGAGATAGAAGTTCGGCACATCGTCGTCAGGGTACAGCGCGTCAGTGCCCTTGAGCGGCAAGGTGCGGATCGTGGCCTCTGTCAACTTCACCATCGTCAGTCCTCCTTGCGCGCGAAGAAGGTCAGGACGTCGTCATAACGCTCTTCCATCTGCTGGAGCATGCGCTCGAGGTGGTAGACCGCAAAGGCCAGCTTGTTGCTCTCCTTGTCGTTGCCGGGCAGCTCCTCGACCAGGCCGCTCACGATCGCGCTCATGTTCACCACGTCGCGAAGGTCGCTCTCCATGCTCCGGTAAGCCGTGGCAAGGCGCCAATTCTTGAGGCTCTCTCTCGGCGGCCGACAAGCGTGTTCAGTCTCGATATCTAACTTCATTTGAAACCCCCTTTGGGAAGTGGCTGGGCATCGGCAGTTTGCACCTTGGCGCTCCTTGGCGAACTACCGACAAAAGCTCTGAACCAGCAAAGCCTATAAAACAAGGGGTCTCCAGAGGTGGCGAACATTGGCGAACGTTGGCGAAGTAAATAATTTAGGCGTATTGTTCAGAGCAGCACAGCCAGATCAGGCTAATGAAATCAATGATTTAACTTGGATCCGCTTCCCGGCTTTTGCCTCTTGGGGAGCGATTGGGAAGCGGCAACGTGCCGCAGGGGAATTCAGTCAGGAACGACCGATCGTCCTCGGCGTTAGGGGTTCGTCGCGCCGTCGAGCGCGATCACGATGAGTCCACTGACAGCAGCCCCGGCGGGCCCCCTCGCTGGGGCTGTTCTTTGTGGCGTTATGGCCATTAAAGCAAAGGCCACAGGGAGCGACCCCTGTGGCCTAAATTGCCTTGGACTTGCGTCGGGCAATTGCCCTGGACTTGTGTCGGGCTTGCTCTCGCCTTTGATGACGCGCTTGCCGCTGCCTGAAGGCATACCGATCATGCCCCGATCAGCGCCTCCCCTTCAAGAAAAAAAGGGCCCCGCCTTGACTGCCACATAGGTGGTGTTAACATGGTGGTGTTAACAGCGAGAGGACAGCGTGGCGATTATTAAAATCACGGAAGCGGTGCGGGCGGCGGCGCGTAGGCTGCTGCAGGATCGCGGTCTCACGCTCGACAGGTCAGACCGCGACCGGCTTGCCGCCATCGCCGGGGGCAAACGGAAACAGCTTGATGCCTTGTGGTGGAAGAAGCTTCACCGGGTCGTCGATCAGAACAAGCTCGGCAAGATTGCAGGGCTGGCGGACCTGGCGGGCAATCCGAATGCGCACGAACGCGCGGTTGCCGCAGCCAAACTGAAGGCGTTCAAGGGTCGCGTGCCGCCGGGATTGCTGCGAGAGCCGCCGCCCCTTCCGTCAAGGATCGAGGATTGGAAACGCAAGCCGTCGAAAAGGCAGCCTGCCCGGCCGTCACGGCGCGGCCTGCTCGGTGGTGTTAACGAGAAGCCGAAGCAGGCTGGTGGTGTTAACGCGAAGCCGAGCCGCACAGGTGATCGCCACCTCAACAAGGGCGACCGCCACGCGCCCGGATACATGCGTGACTACATGCGGCGAAGGCGTGCCGCCGCAAAAACAAACGAGGTGCAATCGTGAGGATCGACGGCGACGCTCCGCAACAAGAAAAAGGGCGGGGGACACGCTCCCCGCCCCTCTCTCGTCCGCCGCGGCCATGGACATGAACCGCGACGGGCAACCTTTCAGCTGACGACAAACTGCACGATCATCGAAAGCTGGCCTAGGCCATCGGCATTGGCATCGGCGTTGACGATCCCTGACAGCCACGTCTCATAGCGAAGCTTCGGGTAGGTCTGCATCAGCATCAGCGGGGAACCCCCGATGTGGCCGAACGCGTCCGGGTCGGCTTGCTCGGCACCGTTGGCTTCCCAACCGAAGTCGATGTCGAGCCCCGAAAGCCCCAGGCCTGCGATGGTGCCGCCGATGATGACGGCACCGGCCGGGACCTTGCAGAAGCGGATCACATCCGCCGCAGCGACGGGAGAGAACGTGTTCCCCATCGCAACGGCGACATTGCCGCCACCCGGCGGCCTGTAGACGGACGACTTGTCCGACCAGGTGACGCCGGTCAGCGGATTGATGGCGTAGAGAGTTGCCATGATGCCCTCCTAGTTCACGGTCCCGAAGTAACCGGTGACCATGCCGTGGTCCTTGAGGTCGTTGCGATCAACGGTCGCGTGCGACCCGAACGACATCTTGCCGACGCCGTAGATCGCCTCGATGGCGACGCCGCGCTTGTCACCATAGTCCCAGTCCTGCGTCCTCGACTGCCAGCGCTTGGCATAGGCGACGCCGATCGCCTGAGCGCCACAGAGGAAGGCACAGCCGACATGGGCGCCGGCCGTGCCCTTGCCAGCAAGCGCCGCACCCAGCTCGTCGAACATCTCGGGAATTTCCTTGATGATGACGCCGTCCCAGAGCAGGTCGCCGCCCTTGAACAGGCGGTTGTTTTCCATCTCGAGGTTCACCTCGCGCTGCGCCTGGGTGATGGTGGTGTCGGTCTTGAGGTCCCGGAAGCAGCGCGGGTCGGTGTAGAGCATGTAGTAGTGCCGACCATTCGCCTCCGAGCGGATCGGGCGGACCTTCGGGTTTGCCGTCACGCTCGCCTTGAACTTCATCTGGCTGATCGCTGCCGCCGTCAGCTTGTCAGCGGTGGCGTCGAGCAGCAGCAGGTCGGCGCTGTGATCGGTGTAGCCGGCCGTCGCTGTGCCAAAGAGCACCCGATCGGCATTGTCGACGATCCAAGCGTCTTTCTCGGCCTCGGTCTGCGCCCCGTAGTTGACGCCGTTGATGGACGCCATCGCCTGAACGATCAGCTTCTCGGTGTCCTTGAGGCTCCAGTCCTTCAGCACGACCTTGGCGGCCTCGCGCAGGCCGATCGCCGAGAACTGCTCGTCGGTCTCGGAGATGCGGACGCCGTTGCGGCGCTTGCCGACCACGACCTCGAACGAGCGAGAAGTCATGTCTTCCTCCGCCCCTTCAAGGCTGTTGCGGCCAAGGATGGCCGCACGCTTCAGGCGGTTGACGAGCGCAAAGTTGATGCGATCGCCGGGAGCCTTGGAGAGCTTCTCCTTGACCTGAATGATGTTCGCTTCGTTGGTCCCCATCTCGGACGCGAAGCGGTTTTCGGTCAGGTACTCGGTGAAGAATTTATCGTCCCATTGCTCGACCGTTAGGCCAGCAGAGACCACTGTATCTGTCATTGGATTTATTCCTTCGCTGATGCGGGCGCGCGCTCAGGCAGCAGCCCGCGATGTCTGTGAAATTCGTTTCGCCCGTTTCGAGCCCGGCGACGGCGCGCATGAGTTGATGGGTCATGCTCCCGATCGCCCGTTGAGGTCGGCGACACCTGTCTCTTTAAGCCGCCTGCGGTCCCAGCGCTGCCGCCTCGCGGCTGTGCTGGCCGTCCATCAGGCTCTTGTCGAAGTTCGCCCAGTCGTGTTGCGCCTCATGCTCGGCGTAAACAGGTGCGAGACGGGCGTCGACGGCTGCCTTGAGTGCCTGCGCCTGCTTGTACTTCGCGCTGGCGAGCGTCTCCTCGATCTCGGCTATTGCACGCTCGGCCGCGAAAGGCTCGAGCTGCTGCGGTCGTTGGGGAAGCGCCGCTTCCTGAATTGTGGCGCGCGCGTCCGCCAGCTTCTTCTGCGTGTCGGCCTCCCTGTTCTCGATCTCCGCCATTGCCCCGCGAAGTTTGATCTGCTGTTCAGCTTGCGCCTGTGGCGAAGACTGCGCGGCCTCGCGCTCCTCCATGTCCTTCAGCAACTGCTGCTTCACCTTCAGGTTCGGCGATGCCCTCAGGATCGACTTGAACGGGATCTCGCCATTGACGTCGTACTTCTTCAGCTCAACCAGCGCCTCGAACTGCTCCAGCGGCGACGTCAGGCTGTCCGGCGCCTCGTCGATGATGATGTCGCAGTCGAGCTCGGCGACGTTGCCCACCACGCCGGCGACGCGCTGGGCCAGAGCCGGGTTCTGCTGGATGGCCATTTGCATCTGCGCCGGATCGACGTTGATGCCAACCCACTTGACGTTCTGCTCGTCGTCGGTGACGCGAATCCACTTCTCCGCCGTCCAGAACTGCCTGATGCGAGCCCAGATCGCGCGGAACACCCTGACGTCCAGATTGCGCAGCCGATCGGTGAGGTGCGCCAACTGCGTCATGCCACCTTGCTGGCTGGCGATGATCGCACGGCCGCTCGCTGCGTTCGATCCCATCGCCTGGTCGCCCATTTCTGTCCCGTTTGGCCCCTTCAGGTTGATGGCGTTCTTGGCCTCCTGCAGCAACTGTGCCTGCCCGGCCGCACGATCCTCGCCGTGAACGACAATGGCGCGCTTCTCAGCGAGCGCATTGTGATTGTAGCGGATCGTGCCGTCAGGCCGGACTAATTCCCTGCGCGTCTTTTCGATGTCCTGCACCGCGCCGTCCTCATAGTGAAGCTGGCTCACGCTCAACTGGTGCAGCAATTTCGACCGCCGCTTGTTGATCTCGTCCTGCAGCGAGATCAGCTCGCGCACGAAGCCGTAGCGGTTGTTATCCCCGTCGACATAGGCGGACTGAAAGAACAGTTCGCAGTCGCTCTCGCCCTTGTCGTTGACGTAAGGGCTCGGGCCGGACTTGAGGATGCCGCCCTTGGTGAATTCCGCGAAGTGCCAGGCGTCGTCTCTTTTGATCCAGATCTGGCAGATGCGCACGCGCTTGCGCCTCCGGTCGCCCCAGTGATTGAACTTCGGTTTATCATCATAAGTGTCTGACGGCGCGCTGCTCAACGTCGTGTCGAGCGCATCCTTGCCGTCAGGATACATCGCCAACGCGTCGTCGTAGTTCATCCAGATCACCACGCCGAGATAGCCGGCGTCAGAAAAATCCGGCTCCGATGCGTGAGGATCGAAGAACATACGGTCCCAGGCCACGCGATGGATCTTGACGTCAAGTGCTGGCTGGCCGTTGTAGTCCTTGCCCGGCTCGACCGTCACGCGGATGCCGCCAGCGCCTTCCACCAGCATGTCACGCCACACAGCCGATCGCTTCTTGTCATAGCTCTCGGTGTCGGTGACGTAGCGCAATGCCTCGGTTGCGGCGGCAGCCTCGGCCTCATGCTTCGGTGTGCGCGGGTATGCCTTCGGGTCGATGCGCTGCTTCTTCTCGACGCCGTCCAAGTAATCGACCTTGGTCTTAATGATGTTGTCGGTGATGACGGGCTGGTTGCGCTTTTTCAGCGTGGCAATCTCCGCCGACGTCCATTGCTGGTTGTCGTAGTACTTCCGGTCGCGCTCGGACAATTGCCGCGCCTCTGATGTCGCGTCCTCGCTCTCCTCGAACATCTTGACGAGCGCGCCGACGTCGAGCAGGCCGTCGTCGTCATCGTCCTTGTCGGTCTCTTCCATGACGAGATACGGTTTCATGCGACCTTCCAACTCTCGATGTCGTCCTGAATTCCAAAAACCTTGTCCCAGCGATCCCAGAACTTCGGCG